GAAAGGAGCTTACTCAGGTGAGGCCACAAGGCCACCCCTGCAAAAAGATGCAGAACGCAATAGCTTGCCTGCTAACTTTGAGCTTACAACAGGTAGCAAGGTTAATGTCTGGGGCAAACTCTTTGCCTACAATACGGGCGCTGTGTCTGGCGTTAGCTTTAGACTGAAAGGTGTGCAGGTGCTTGAGCTTGCAGAGCAGGGCGATGTGGATGACCCATTTGCTAAAACAACAGGCTATGCACCAAGGACCAGCGAAGTCGTTGCTGATCCTACAGGTGGCTTGCTAGATGGTAAAGATGCAGATGATGGGCTAAACGACGAAATACCCTTCTAGTTTTGCAAAAAAATGCCCCAAGCGGAGCAGTTCACGCTTGGGGCGAGGTAAAAAACCCTTGGTAAAACCAATGACAAAAACCGAAGGATTGAGGAAATGCTACAAGATAATGAAGTAATTAACAATAGCTTTGAAGGCGCAAGGCCACTATATCCAGTATTTGAGACAGAAAAAGACGCAGAATGTAGCGTTTATGAAGCACTTGAGAGATTTAAGCTAGAATATAGAAAACAATATACCCTTAAAAGCAAAAAAATTAGACTAGATTTGGTCATTAAGCATGACGGGTTTTATTATCCGATAGAGGTTAAACCTGATCTTTCATCAAAGAAACTTATAGGGGCTGCGATTGCTCAAGCATCAAGCTATGCAAGCATTATCAAGCAACCCGTGTTTATTGGGCCAGTACCGTATAATTCAAAGAGTAATCACGAGCATAATATTATTGCCTGTATCGCAGGTAATTTTAACGTAGGATTTATTTGCATTAGTGATGATAAATTCAGACTCACGATTGCAGAGCAAAACATATTTAATATTTATCCAAAACAAGAAATAACCAAAAACAAAATGTACTTTGTTACTTGGCAAGGCAGTAAGAAAACCTCACATGAGGTAAAGCCAAAATGAGCATTACCTTCTTAAAAGCAAACGGTAGTTACGACACAAAGATAGATCAGCCAGAAGAAAAATATGAAGGCATAGGTTGGCAAGAAATAAAAGAATTAGCTGAAACGCCGCAAAGCACAACAAAACTAGATGCAGCCTTCATTATACCTAGCAGCTATAAAGAGCATGACGGGAGATGTCACCAAGCTCAAAAAGAGCACGGTAAGTATCACATGCTTGCAATTGATGTAGATGATGGCAACCATAGCATAGATTTTGTGCTTGGCTCAGTAGAGGCTATCATAGGCGATTGCTATATGGTGGCTTACTCCTCTAGCAGTGCAGAGCCAGATAATCGCAAATGGCGCGTGCTTATCCCGATAAAGAATGAGCTTAGCGGTAAGCAATACAGCCAGTATCAAAAAGCTTTCTTTGATCTGCTAGAAGATGAGGGAATAAACCCAGATCATGTTTTAGCAAGATATGGGCAAGTTATATATTTGCCAAACGTACCACCAGAAAAACGAGATGAGAAAGGCAATCCAAATTTTTATGAAAGCAAAATAGTAAAAGGCAAGGCTGCGCTTGATATAACGGATCATCATGCCATTGCGGTGCGTGCTAAAATGCAAAGCGCAGAACAAGAAAGAATAAAAGCAGAGATTGAGGTAGAGCGAGAGAAAAGAAAAGCAGAGCGAGAAAGAAAACTTGCAGAGAACCCAAACTTGGTTAGCCCAATAGAGGAATTTAACGCTCGGCATAGCATAGAAGAATTATTCTTGCGATACGGGTATGAGCAAAAAGGCAATAGCAAAAGCTGGAAGTCGCGCTATCAGTCAACAGGAAGCTATGCCACGAAAAACTTTGAGGATCATTGGGTAAGCTTGTCAGGCTCAGATGTTAGCGCAGGGGTGGGCAATAACAAAGACGATGGTGCTACCCCGTATTGCTGGGGAGATGCGTTCAGCTTGTTTGTGCATTACGAGCATAACGATGACCTAGCTAATGCCGTGCGTGCATACGGTCAGGAAATCAACCCAAGTAAAGAAGAATATAAAAAAGAAAAACACATGAGTGCAGAGGAGATATTTAAGCAGGTAAATGAACAGCAGAGCGCCTCAGAGGTCGAACAGAGTGAGCAAACGGATGAAAATGGGTCTAGCCTCATGCATACGGTTTTCTCACCTAGTCAAGCAAAGCCAATTCTAAAGAATAATTACATTATCAAGAATTGGATCAGTAAGGGGCAGATGAGCGTTGTGTATGGACCAAGCAACTCAGGGAAAAGCTTTATGTGTCTAGATGCGTGCTTTTGTATCGCGGCTGGTCTTGAATGGCATGGCAATAGAGTAAACCAAGGGCCAGTTTTGTATTTGGCGCTAGAAGGTGGGCTGTCGTATTATAACAGAGTATGGGCGTTGCGTGAGAAATATGGGGTAGATGAAGCGCCGCTATATGTAAGGCCCTCGCCCGTTGACTTGCTAAATAAAGACGCAAATTTGCGAGAGGTGGCGCTACTTTGCAAAGAAATAAAAGAAAAGCATGGGCCGTTGCAGTTGCTGTGTGTGGACACACTTAGTCGCGCTATGGCTGGGGGTAACGAAAATGGGCCAGAAGATATGACCGCAGTAATAAAACATAGCGATTTATTGCGCGAATATACGGGGGCGCATGTTATGTTTGTGCATCACTCAGGGAAAAATGTAAGCGCTGGTGCTAGGGGGCATAGCTCGCTTCGTGCGGCAACCGATGCTGAAATTGAGCTAGAACATGATAAAGATAATGGTATTCGGGTGGCAAAAACAACTAAGCAACGTGATCTAGAGACGGGTAAAGAATTTGTCTTTAAGCTTTCGATGCGTGAATTGGGTGAAGATGAAGACGGGGATCAGGTCACAACTGTGGTGGTGGAGCAGGCAGAAAGCAATGATTTGAAAGACTCCAAAATTAAGCCTATCACCTCACAAAATCACAAAAAGCTATTGGAAACCTATCGGCAAATGCGCGGTGATAACAGAGGGCAAAGCAACCCAGCAGGCACGGGATTTCCAGAAGCAGGTAGGTTTTGGTGCGTTGACGTGGAAATAGCGCAAGAAATATTCAAAGGCAAAATCGCAATTAAAGATAAAAATGGAACTTGGAGAGATACTATCACAGCTATGGAAAAGAATGGGCAAATCAAGATGAATGGCGGTTTGCTTTGGTTTTTGGGTAAGCATGGCAAGATGAAAAACTAGGGGTTTAATGGGGTTGGAGTGAGGTGAAATGAGGTGAAAATGAAGGTCGCAAATGATATAAGAATGATGGCAAAGTTATATGAAAAATCATGTGAAAAGTTGGAGGGCAAATCACATGGTTTTCACATAGGTTTTCACATGGGTATGTGAAAGCATGTGAATTTATGTGAAAAATAAGAGGTAATGAAAACAATGGCTTATGAGGTTTTTTCACATGGTTTCACATTCAATTCACATGCAAAGGTATATAAATGTGAAAAATGTGAAAACCATAGTTCCTTGGTTTCACATTCACATAACCTCGGAGATGATTTTTTAGACTAGACGTTAGCTTTTAAAAAGGGAGAGCAGATGCGAGAAATAGATGATGCACAATTGCAAGAAATGATACGCACGGGAGGTGCTCGGATCGTGCCGCGTGGAACGAATAAATTTAGCAGGTTGCGGAGCTTTGAAAGTAAGCTTGCGAGCATCACTGATTTAGATGAATTGCGTGGCTTTTGGGACCGCTCAAAGGTGCTAGGGGCAAAACTTCCAAGTTGGACGGAAGAACAAAAGCAAGCAATTAAGTTTAGAGCCATGCAGATTAAAAAGGAGAAAGAGCAGTGACTAAAACAATACGAGCAGAATTATTAGAGGAAGCAAACAAAATTTTACATGGGCGGCGCTCTGAGGATTATGGAAGCATAGAGAGTAACTTCGGGCAGATAGCAGCGCTTTGGAATATTTATCTTGAGCGTCGAAAGAGCATAGAGCCGCACGACGTTTGTGCAATGATGGCATTGCTTAAGATTGCCAGGCTATCGCATAAGGCAGACTATGACGGCGCTTTGGATTTGGCAGGGTATGCCGCGTGTTATGCAGAGGCCGCGAAATTAGCGCCGCCAGTAAGCCAAACGGCAAAAAGCAAGGGTAAGGCTAGGAAATAAAAAAAGGCCACTCAGAGAGCGGCCTAGGTGGGGAAAATTAACTTACTTCCTCTACATCTCTTATAACCTCTTGAATTTTGCGCCAGTTTGAATGTGGCACATAAATGTTATTAAGCATTTTCTCCTTATCTCGAAATTTATCATAATATTCTAATGCAATTTTTAAATGTCTAACCATTTGGCGCAATTCTAATTTTGCTTCATATGTCATTTTTGTCATTGGTTTGACTCCATTTCAGTGACTACAGCGGCGGACATAAAGCAAAGCCCTATTTCTTTTGGGTCAAGCTTGCTGGCAATGTCAAAAGCATATTTCAAGCATTCTTTGGCCTTGTCGTTACTTGGAGCAGTTGCAGCAAGATGAATTGCTAATGTAAAAGCGTCTGATGCGTTGTTTATCTCTATTTCGTTTGTCATTGGTTTGGTTCCTTATTTATTAATATATGTTTTAGGTATTTTGATATATTCACGGGTTTCTATGTGCTTAAGTAGTATATATTGATAGCCTTGATCCGAGTCTGTCTCAGTGCCCATGTACATATAGTCATGTTTTATCGCGTCTATTGCATCATCAAAAGCTTGTTGTGCTTCTCTTTGCTGTTTGTCCATTGGTTTAACTACCTAAATATTGGATTATATACGGCGCAAGAAATACAGCGCTAGTAAAGAATAAGAATGTGATAAAGCCTAATAAAAATTGTATTTCTGGGGTATTCATTATGCTGCCTCTCTATATAGCTTTGTTGAATTAATACATGCTATTTCTTCTGCTATCTTGGTGAGATCATCACTAGTTAAGCGATCATCCCACTTGCCTTGAAGATGTTCACTTTCAGCAAGCACATACTCGCCGATAATATACGCAAGCATATTCACGACTCGCTCTGGTTCGCTTAAATCTGTTGTGACCTCCCCAAAGTTTGACTGCTCATAATCTTTGACCATTTCGATTGCGTCAAAGACGTGACCACCAAGAAACTCCTTGGCTTGATAGGTGCCTATAATAAAGTAATCCATGTTGCATAGCTCGTGGTGCAAGTCACAGCCGTATGTATCTATGCCGTAGTTATCATTTAGCTTGTCGTGAATATCGTCTATTACACTTTGAAATATATCTTGCATTGGTTTTCCCTTTATTATTGTTTATATCAAAGTTATATCATGATATAATAATGATATGCAAGAAAAAAGAAAGTAATATAATCAATAGCTTATAAAAAAGATTTATTGATAATAAGCGACACAGAACACACTAAAGCACAAGCCGCGCACGGGCGCACGCGATTACTACAAATGAAAAACAAAAGCAATCCTATTGTTTTTCATTGTTCATACTTTGGCAAAGTTAGTACAATCAGGAACTGTAATAACGGCATTATAGCAAAGTGTTAACATAATACATATTATGCGAAATATCATTCTGATATTATCTGATAAGATTTGCATATGTTTGTTCTGTATTGTTTTAAGTCTGGCAAAGTATAAACAATGGTGTGCAATAGTATACAATTGACCCCCCCGTCTAGCCCCCACCCCTACCCCTATTATTATTATACATTCTCACACACCAAATTTTGTGTTATATTTTTCGCAGGGCTGCGTTTGTTCCATACGTGCTTAGCTTCCTCCCAGCTAGGCAAAACGTGGCCCCCCATGCCCCCATTGCTTTTGCAGCAATATCACAGTAATATTTCCGAAAAACAAACGTGGAGCATAGCATGGCAGGCAAGCCAATGAAGCGCAAAGCGCTTGCTGCGTTAGATAGTCGTGGCGGCCCAGAGGGGTTGCAAGAGGCGCTTTTAGCAGGCAAGACAATCCCTCAGTTAGCGCGTGAGATAGGGTTAGATCGTGGGTATCTTCGGCGTTTGCTGATGAAGGATGAGCGTTACGCCCCTGCGATAAAGGAAGTTGAGCATTTGGTTGCTGATGCTCATGCAGAGGCAAGCTTTGAGTATCTTGATGAGGTGCACAAGCGCAGGCAGGGTGAGGTTGACGAGGCTAAGGATGGCGTGCGTGATGCAAGCGAGGCAAATGTTAGTCAGATAGATTTGGGCATTGCTAAGGGGTATGCCTCTCAGCATAATATTATGGCGATGGCTTATAATAGGCAGAAGTATGGCAATGCTGGGCAGCAGAATGTGCAGATTAATATTGGTGATTTGCATTTGGATGCTTTACGTAAGATGAAGGTTGTGCAGGGTGAATGATTTAGCAAGCAATACGATGCTGGATTTTACCCAGCGTTATGTTCATGCACCTGCTTTGTTTGTTGAGGAAGTGCTGGGTGTAAAGCCATTGCCGTATCAGGCTGAGTTTTTGGAGGCTATTGCGTCTGGTGAGCGTAAAATTAGTGTCAGGTCGGGTCATGGTACGGGCAAATCCACGGCGGCATCTTGGGCGATGTTGTGGTATTTTTTGATGCATTACCCGAATAAGGTTGTGGTTACGGCCCCGACCAGTTCCCAGTTATTTGATGCTTTGTTTGCTGAGATGAAGCGCTGGATTAATGAGTTGCCACCCCATTTGCAGTCTGTGCTGAATGTGAAGTCGGATCGTGTGGAGCATAATTCTGCGCCCAGCGAGATGTTTATCAGCGCAAGAACCTCACGCGCAGAAACACCAGAAGCGCTGGCTGGGGTGCATTCGGAGCATGTAATGTTGGTGGTGGACGAGGCCAGTGGTGTGCCTGAGAAGGTATTTGAGGCTGCTGCTGGGTCTATGTCGGGTCATAATGCGACCACGATTATGTTGAGTAACCCTACGCGAAGCAGTGGTACGTTTTATGAAAGCCAGACGCGCATGGCGAGTAGCTGGTGGACGCGTCGTTGGTCATGTGTGGACTCGCCGCTTGTGAGTGATGAGTTTGTGGACGAGATGCGGCTGCGTTATGGCGAGGAGAGCAATGCGTTTCGTATTCGTGTGCTGGGCGAGTTTCCGCTTGCAGATGATGATACGATTATTCCGTTTCATCTTGCTGAGGCTGCGCAGCATAGGGATGTGCAGGTGAGTGAGGAGACAGCTATTGTTTGGGGCTTGGACGTGGCAAGGTTTGGCACAGATGCGACAGCGCTGTGTAAGCGGCAAGGTCCAGTTGTGACTGAGTTAAGGTCTTGGCGTGGGCTGGATTTGATGCAGACTGTGGGCAGGGTGGTTGCTGAGTATGAGGCATTGCCTGATAGCCGTAAGCCGAGAGAGATATTGGTGGATAGCATTGGTGTGGGCTCTGGCGTGGTAGATCGTTTACAGGAGTTGGAGTTACCTGTGCGTGGTGTGAATGTTGCAGAAGCGCCAAGTATGGGCGAGACATATTTGAATCTCAGGAGTGAGCTTTGGTTTAAGTGCAAGGGTTGGCTTGAGGACCGCAGTTGCAAGTTGCCAAGCAATGACCAGCTTATTGCTGAGTTGACCAGCATACGCTACTCATTTACCAGTAGTGGCAAGATGAAAGCTGAGAGTAAAGATGAGATGCGTAAGCGAGGTTTACAGTCACCTGATTTAGCTGATGCGTTATGTTTGACGATGGCAAGTGATGCTGTGACTGCGTTATCTGGTAAGTTTAATGCGTGGCGTGGTGAGATAAGAAGGAATTTGCGCGGTATAGCTTAGTGTGTTATGGTGAGCGAAAAGGAGATTTATTATGCCTATGGTTGGTGGAAAGAAGTATTCTTACGGCAAGTCTGGTATGGCTGCAGCTAAGAAAGCGGCTAAGAAGTCAGGTAAGAAGATGACCATGACTAAGGTTAAGAGAAAGATGGGTAAGAAGTAGTGGCCGCTAAGAAAAGCAAGTCCTCTAGTCCAAAGCCTAAAAATCCCCAGCTTTATGCGAGGGTAAAGGCAGCGGCTAAGCGTAAGTTTGATGTGTATCCTTCAGCTTATGCGAATGCGTGGTTAGTGCGTGAGTATAAAAAGCGTGGCGGTAAGTACTAATGGCTAGGAAGCCCAGCGGTGGCTTAACAAAGTGGTTTAAAGAAGATTGGCGAGATGTTAAGACTGGCAAAAAGTGTGGTAGAAGCGGAAAGAAGGATAAGGGAAGACCTTACCCAGCTTGCCGCCCTAAAGCTCAATCTAAGTCTGCTGCAGCTAAAAAGGCAGCTAAAAGCAAGACAGGGCCAAAACGGATAAGCTGGAAGTCAAAGAAAGGTAAGAAGTAATGCCGATGAGTAAGTATAGTACTAAGCAGAAGAAGCTAGCTGCAGTTGCAAAGCCGCGTAATAAGATTACAGGTGCAGATTTTAAGAAGCTTCGTGGTAAGAAGAAGGGTAAGAAGTGATGGCAGACCGAGCTAAGTTTTTAGATTTTCTTGATATGATTGACGGTGGTGGCGCAGGTCAGCGCGGCAATCAGTTTGAGGGTGGCGGTATATTTAGTGCTTTAGCTAATCTTATGCCGATTAATCCGTTTGGCTCTGAAGACCCGACACGGCGCAGAGCGAGAGATGAGTTTTACGGTGGTTTGCTTAGTGATGGTCAGCAAAGCGGAGCTATAAGCGCTGCAGAAGCTGCTGCAACACCTTCTGTTACTCAGCGACAGCGCATGTCTGCATCTATGGCAGACGAGGCAAGACAGCGAGGTTTGCTGCAAGATGCGCTTGATCCGCGTGGCAACACTGGTGCAAGTGGCTTTAGAAACCCAATGCAGGGTATGCCTAATATGAGTATGCAACCTATGGCTGGCGTTACTACTCCAGCGGCTATGCAGGGTATGCCAGATATGAGCATGAAGCCTATGGCTGGTGTTACTACCCCTATGTCAGTTCGTGATCCCAACGCAGAGTTGGCAAGATTTAATCAAATGATGGAGACTATTCCGATGGAAATGCGCTCATCTATTTCTCAACAAATGTATAGAGATTATCTTTTAGGCGGTGGCAATGCTGCTTTTCCTGATTATATGAAGGGTATGTAATGCCTCGACAAAAGGCTATAAGTAGGACTACGACAGGTAAAAGTCCTAATTATCGTAAGACAAAAGACGGTGCAGGTATGACCCCAGATGGGATTAAGCGACACAGGGCAGCTAATCCAAAATCTAAGTTAAAAGGTGCAGTGACAAAGAAAAAGAACTTGACTGAGAAAGAAAAAGCTAGGCGTAAGTCATATTGCGCTAGGTCAGCAGGTCAGATGAAGAAGTTTCCCAAAGCAGCCAAGAATCCTAATAGTCGTTTGCGGCAAGCTAGAAAACGATGGAGATGCTAGATGGCACTTACAACATTCGCAGAACTTAAAACAAGCATAGCTGATTGGCTAAACAGGAGTGATTTAACTGCTGTTATTCCTGATTTTATTACGCTTGCCGAGCATCAGATGGAGCGTGAGGTTCGGCATTATAAAATGATAGAGCGCAGCAATGCCAGTTTAGATAGTAGATATAGCCAAGTGCCGAGTGGTTGGCTTGAGACAATCAGGTTTACTTTGAACACAGGTGATACGCATAGGTTGGAGATGGTAAGCATTGATGATCTTAGCGCGAGGCGTGAGACTAATTTAGATACTGCAGGTAGGCCAAAGTATTACGCGCATGTTGGTGATACGTTTGAGCTACACCCCACACCCGATACATCTTATGCAACTGAGCTTGTGTATTATGAAAAGATTGATCCGTTGTCAGATAGCAACACCTCTAATTGGTTGCTTGATACAGCCCCAGATGCATATTTGTATGGGTCATTATTGCAGGCTGCACCTTATTTATCTGAAGATGAGCGCATTCCTATATGGACAGGACTATACGCAGGGGCAGTTGCAAGCTTGAATAGTTCTAGCGATAGAACGCGACAATCCAGTGGCAATTTAAGAATGAAGATAGCCGCTTACTAAAATTAAAAAAATGCGCTATAGTGTGGCGCAGATGCATCTAATGGAGTGATTTATGAGTTTTAGCAATACATTTGAAACGCATGTTTTAAACTATGTGTTTACGACAACAAGCGTAACGCGGCCTACAGCTTGGTATGTTGGCCTATTTACTGCAGACCCAACCGATACTGGATCAGGCGCAACTGAAATATCTGGTAATAGTTATGTACGCAAGGTTGCTGCATTTACTGTATCAGGCAATGCTGCAACAACATCAGGCGCGATTGAGTTTGCTGCTGCAACGGGCTCTTGGGGCACGATAAGCCACATTGGTATATTCGATGCATCCTCTAGCGGTAATTTAATTGCGCATAGTAGTTTATCTGCATCAAAAGCGATTGGCACAGGAGATGTTTTCCGTATCCCTGCTGGCGATATAGACATTACGCTTGATTAATGCCGTATAGATCAGGATTCGGCATTGGCACATTTGGCACTGGTGTATTCGGTGTTACAGGTGCTATTGACGGTTCTGTAACGGCAAGCTTAACGTCTAGTGTTTCTGCAAGTGCACAGGTTATTAAGGTTGGTGCATCTACAGTTGCTGCAAGTGCAAGCATTACTGTAAGTGCTGATGTTGTAAGTGATGCTCTGATAAATGTTTTTCTTACGTCTAGCGTTAGTGCAAGTGCAGAAAAGTATGCACAATCAGATGGTTACAGGACAGGCTATGGTTTACGCACCTACGGCACAAGCATATATGGTGAGAACCAAAGCGTAGAAGCTGGCCTTGTTGCTATTTCTGCAACTTCTAGCGTGACAGCGAGTGCGAATGTAACGGCTGTTGGTGCTGCTACAATTGCTGCAACATCTAGTTTAACTTCAAGCGGTGAGTTTAGCGTTGTTGGTGCAGTGACTATGGCGCTTACTTCTACAGTTACAGCAGGTTCATCTGTCACACGCAACGCAACATCTGCTATTGCTATTGCAGCAAGTTTAACTGCAAGTGGTAGATTAAAATGGCAAGATGATGCAGAACCTACGGATACATGGACAGATGCAACAGATGATGGTATTGTTACGTGGACGGACTCCCCTGTAAGAGAGGCAGCATAAGGATAGGATTATGGCAGATACAACGACAACAACTTATACCTTGGTGAAACCAGAGGTAGGTGCTTCAGAGGACACATGGGGTACTAAAATTAATACAAATTTAGATTCCATTGATAATCTACTAGACGGCACAACGCCAGTTACAGGCATAGACATAAACTCAGGCGCGATTGATGGCACGCCCATTGGCGCAAACTCAGCAAGCACTGGCGCGTTTAGCACAATAGTTGGCACAACGTTAAATCTAAGCACTGGCCTTGCGGCTAATCTTAGCACAAATGGCTTTGACCTCGTTACCACATCCAACGCAGATTTAGATTTAGCGCCCAACGGCACTGGTAAAGTTGTTGTGCGAGGCAATACAAACTCAGGCAAGATTGTGCTAAACTGTGAGAA